CAGCCACCCTAAGTTCTTCCGGCGTTCTGCCAACTTGTTGGACGGCGGCCAGTTGAGCGGCTTTTTGCGCCTCGCCACGCTCAAAGTACGGCGTCGGCAACGTCTTAGCTGAACTGGCCCCCAGCACAGAGAACCGCGTAGCGCCAACTGGCGCTGCGGCTTGTGCTGCCGTTGGCATACTTCCCTGCACAAGTTGTGTTGGGTTACGCAAGGCGTTCAGTATCTCGCCGCCCCGCCCTTCAGCCGCCGTTATGTACGCCGCCGACTTAGGGTCAAGCGCGTTACGAACCGCGCCCACACCTTTTGCTGTTAGTTGCACCGGTACTTCAATAGCTTTAGCAAACGGGAGCGCGACGTTAGTTAGCGTAGATGCTTTAGCAAGCGCGTTGCCTGTGGCTGTAGCACCGGCAGCGCGCGCTGCTGCGCCGCCGCCACCCAGTAGCGTAGACAGATCGCCGACAGCGCCAACAGGGTCTTCAGCAAACGTGCGCTTGATAGACTCGTAGTCGCCGTACCTATCCGCGTACATTCCCCCCGCTGCCTTTGCAGCCGCGCTGGCGCGTTTAGCAGCAGCAGGGTCAGCATCAAACTGGTCTACAAAATTGACAACTGGCTTAGGTAGCGCGCTGCGGAGCGCGCCTGCGCCGATGTCAAGTATGCCTGTGAGCGTCTGGAGTGGACTGGTAACCATCTCCAACATTCCGGTTGCAAACCGGCCTGCGCTGGCGGGCGCATTTTTAAGCGCCGCGCTAGGGACTTCAGACAGCGCGTACTTAGCCCGCGAGGCGGGCTGCTCCAGTTGAAAACCGGCGGGAAGACTTACGCCTTCCGACGATGGCTGTTCAAGCGTAAATCCAGCGGGAAGTGCCATAGTTATTTAGCCGGTTTCCAAGTCTTACCACCGTCAGTAGACATGATACGGTCTTTTCCGTTGGTGGCATAGATAGGCGCGCCGCCGCGTTTTGGTATGACAACGGGGTCAGTAGAAAGACCCGTCCCTTCCAATGCTTCACTAGGAATTTTCTTAGCGCGACTGTTCCAAGTTTCTGCGCTCTTTTCCGCTGTCAGGCGAGACAGTCGAGCCAACTCAGCAAGCGAACTGGCGTCGTATGTAATCTGACCCGCGCGGGCTTTTTCCAAGAACTCACGGTCTTTATCTGTAAAGCCTTGCCCTGACCCAAGGCCAGACGATTTGATCGACTCCAGCGTAGTCGAGGCCAGTTGCGACACCAAAACTTCCGTGTTGCGGATGCTTTCGTCGTCGTTGCCGCCAACAAGATTAAGTGCTTTGGCGATTTGCAACCGGGCGTTTGCGCCCGTGCCAGTAATGACTTTCCCTGTCGCCAACAAGTCTGTAATCCGGTCAGCCGTAGCCGCCAACTCCGGCGCGCTCTGGGCCGTAGTCATCAGCTTCATGTCGTTTTCGGCAGCAAGCGTGCCAAACCTTTCGCCGTACTTTTTGCCTGACGTATCTATGTTGACATTTGTACCCCCCGCGCGGGCGATGTCCCTTTTCTGCGCCACAACATTTTCTGGCAGCGGAACGTCTGCATACGTTCCAAGAACTGTAGGCGCGCCGCCAAACGCGGGTAATTGGGCTACATCAGTCTGCCCGCCACGGCTGATTTGGATAGTGCTAGGTTTCAACTCGCCGGGGCTAGCGCCAGCTTGCGACAGCACCCGCACGCGTTCTTCAAGGGGCATTTGCAGCAGTTGCTCAACCGTATCGTCGGCTTCTTCTTCGGAGTAAAACCCTTCACGCACAGCGATGTCGCGCCACCGCGTTAAGTTCTCGGGTGAGGGGTTGGCCGAAGCGTTTCGTTTGAACTGGTTAAGAAAGTCATCCTGCTTCATACGAAACTCAACGTCTGCTTTTTTAGCCGCCGCTTGTTTCGTTTCGTAATCCATCACCCCCTGCGAGCCGACGATCATGCGCAGGCCTTCTTTAAAGTTTGGAGCTTTTGGGTCAGCGTTCTTCATAAACGACTGCAACGCCCGACGCTGGTTCTCAGCGTCCATCGTTTGCTGGTACTGCAAATCAGCCAGCTTATTAGCCCGCTCTTGCTGCACCAGCGCGTTGCCACGGTCAATGTAGGCGTTGTAGCCCTTCGTCATCGCGCCTTGAGTCAGGTTGGGGTCAATCAGCCCGTAGTTAACTAATGCACTCATGAAAAGTAACCTTTTATTTTTGACCCAAGTTTATTAAAATCAGTATCTTCTATTGCACCAAACAATTCACCATAGTTTCCGTACTGGCTGGCCCCAATGTTGCCCCTAGCCAGATAAGCATTTGCTTGGTTCGCGCCGCCGGTCATGGCGATGTTGCCTGCGTTCGTACCGTAATCCCCCGCAGCGCCAGCCAGTTGATTAGTGGCCGTCTGCCCCGCGCCTGTGATGCTTTGAAGCGGGTTCAGTTGGTTGGCGCGGTTGGTTTGGTAGCGGTTAAAAGCGTTCATGTACTCTTGCGAGCCCAAATCCTGCCCATACCGTTGCGCGGCCTTCAGCGCCCCGCCAGAGATCAAGCCGCCCCGCGCTGCTGCTTGGCGGTCTAGCGCCTTCATGCCTTCGCTCACCCGAAACGCATAGCCTGGGTCAGTCGTAAAGTCTTGCATTCCAAAGTCACGGGCGTATTTTCCGTAGTTGGCAACCGGCGCTTGATTACGAAGAAAATTGCCTTGAGGCGCGCCTTTTGACACCCAATGCTCGTAAGCTAGTTGGTCTGGGCTTTTGTCTGATGTAGGCCGCCCCGGAATAACCATGCCGTTAGGCAACCGGACACCGCCGGTTTGCTGGCTTACAAAAGTTTTGGCGTCGGGATTGGCGGCAAGATACGCGGCGGCGTTAAAATTGCCTTGTGATTGATCGTACCGTGGGCCTAGACCAAGCAACTCATTCAGACGATTTTGCGCGGCAAGACCAGATGCGCGAAACGGCGCTTGCAGTTCAAGCTGCTTGTCAAACATCTCCTTTTGGAGATCGGCTGCGTACCGTTCTGCATCCGCCGATGTTTGCGCGGCTTTTTTTACTGCTTTAGATTGCTTCTTTGCGCCTATTACGTTGCCTACCGCTTTAACTACGCCGCCCATGATGTACTCTCCAATCGAATCATATTACCGTCGCGCCCGACTTCCGTAAAACCAAAATGTTTTGCTAGGCGCAAAGACGGCAGATTGTCTTCGTAAATCTTAGCCACAAGGGTGCCGTGCTTGCGACCCATTGTACTAAGAAACTTCGTTACTTGACCACGGATGTTCCACCGCCCACGGCGCTCGGGAACTACAAACAAATCAAATTCATTGCCATCGGCGATGAACGCGCCGCCGTCAAACGGCGTGATGTCTAGATTTTCTTCGATCCACTCGCGCGTGCCATCTGCAACGTCGGTGTAATCGCAGATCACCTGCCAAACGTCATCATGTAACCTCACGCCCAGACACCCGAATGTTGATCGCGCTGGCCGTGCCAGCAAGGGTCGATATAAACGCAGACGGCGACAGCACTTGGCCGACAAGCTCAGGAAAAGTGTACACCTCAGACGGCTGCAACGTCCTGTTCTTTGTAATCAGGTTGGCGTCGCCTGCCGTACCCGCCGCCGTGACCAAGTTTACGCTAATCGTCGCGGCGCTGGCGCTGTAATTCGTTGCGGTGAACTTGTCAATGATCGTCGTCACGTTCGTTGCCGTGTACTGCCGTGTCTGCGCCGCCTCAGCGGTCTTGGCCGGAACCAAGACTTTTACTGTAACGGTCATGCGCTCACCTGAGCGGCAGCCACGAACAACTCATCCACCTGAGCGTCTGTCAAGCCAAGCATTGCTGCAAGAGCGTTGACCGTTGGGCTGGTGCGCTCCCAATCGGTGGCGTTCTCAAAGGCCAGTCGGGTGACATTGGTGCGCGGCAGGGCGTCGATGTAAACGTGGACGGTATCTAGCCAGCCACCAGCGGCGAGCGTGGCGAGTGCTTGGAAGCGCGTCACCGTTGCAGGGATGGGTGGCGGTGGGGAGACGTAGGGTTCAACAACTGCACCCTCTGGCAACGCGGACGCAATCATGGACATCCTGCTGATGCCGTCCTCGTCAAAAACTTGGGCAGCGGTGTTTGTTGCGTCGGTGTATTGATATGTTTTCACAGTTCTGCACTCCATCCAAGATAAGCATTTGAAGTGGCAGACCTCAGTTCCGCCCCTTGTCCAGCAGTTAACCCAGAAGCGACAGTTCCTACTGTCCTTACATTGTTTACATTGGACGCACTAATGGTTGGCACGGCGCTGCAAGTAATAGTTGATCCTCCAGCAGTTAAAACTGAATAATCTGTTGCAGTACCTGTTTGATCTAACACAGAAGGAGCTGCTCTCATGGTGACAGGAAATGGAGTCATTAGTGCGGAAGCAGTAGTAGTTGCAGCATAGCCTCCGGTACTAAATACGGCCGACGCAGCTGCTGGGCTTATTCTGTAATAGTATCTCTGACACAATTGCAGACTCAAACCGTATGGAATTTGCTCGAATGGACTTGAAATTGGGCCGACTTCAAGTTGCACCTGAGCAATACTGACGGTTTTGCTGGCTTGGCCGATGGAGCCTGAGCGGGTTGCAGAAGATGAACCTGAATCTAGCCAAATGTCTAATACTGTAAAACTTGTGTTTGCCGTTGTTCCAATAGTTTTGCCACTAATAGACGAAACAGTAAAAGTCTTGGTGTATTTTGTCCAAGTGGTTGTTAGTGCTTGCGACTGCCCTACTCCCGTAACCGTTGCGGATGGACTGCCACCAGTACCAAATGACTGCCAAACTTCAAACCCAATTGACGGAGTGCCGCTTGCTGCTTTGGCCCAAAATGAAACAGTTACTGTTTGCCCAGCGAGAATCCGGACATCTTCAATGGGTTGCCCAATTTTTACATAGTTTGCTGCACCAGCAACTGAAGTGACCGCAACCGTTGTAAAGTATTGCGCCCCGCCCGTGTCAAACAAAGTATCGCCAGATACAAACGATCCTTGAGTTGTGGAGAATGTGCTTCCAACGGAATCATTCTTCCACCGATCTGCAGGGCCATAGACGTTGGTAGTAACCGCAGTCGCCCCCCGCTGGAATATCCCCATATTCCCATTGATAATCTTATTCCGCAGCCCCGCCAACTGACCGCCATTGGCAGAGGCCATTTGCACGTTGCCGCTGAACGTACCAGTTGTGCCAGAAACTGCGCCGCTAAACGTGCCTGTAGTGCCAGAAACTGCGCCGGAGAACGCGCCTGACGCAGCAGTAAGAGCGCCGCTGAACGTGGCGGTTGTGCCAGAAACGGGGCCGTTAAAAACGCCGCTGTTGGTGGCATAAATGTTATCTACCGTCCAGATTAGCGCATCGTCAGCGTCGTACAACGCCAACTTGTATGGAGCGGCGGGACTTAGCCACACATTCGCTTCGCCGCGCGAGTCCAAGATGACCGGGTTGGTGTTAGCAATAGTACCGGCGTAGGTCGTGTACGTTGCCAAGGGCGTTGTGGTGCCCGCAGCGTATGAATACAGTTTCCCGCCAACCAGCGGCGTGCCGTCGCTGGCGAGGAACTGGGCTTTGGGTGCTGGCGTAAGTGCTGCGGTCATAAGAGCCTCAAGTTGCGTTCAAACCAACCCCAAGGGTTGTTGATGAGTCATTAACAAGCGAAACAATCAACTGTTTCAGTATCAGCACATCAGCCGCCAAAGCGTTGACCTTAGTGGCGATTGCGTCTGCTTGCGCTTGCGTGGTAAATCCGTAGGGGGCGACGTTTGTTGCCGCTGTGGTGACAAGGTTTGTAAACGTCGCGTTAGGAATTACGCGCGACGCCGTGGCGTAAGTCTTGGTGTACGCAGCCGCTTGTGCCACGGGGGTTGTACCAAAAAAACCTAACTGCAAAGTGGGCGTGGCGTCTTGGGTGACTTGAATAACCGTCCCCGAGTCTGCATTGAAATAAATGCTGCCGCTTGGCACTCCAAAACCAGATGCAATAGTGACATCCCCGCCCGTTCCGGTTACGGACGAACCAGCCAGCATCACAAAACTTCCTCCCGCCCCCGAAGACGCCGCTGCACCAGCGGTCAATTCAAAACTTCCACCGGAAGCAGTAGTAGAACCCAAACCAGCGGTCATGGTGAAATTGCCACCAGTACCCGTTGGGCCGCTTCCATTTCCAGAGTTAAAAGTTACTGACCCCCCAGAAACCGTCCCGTTAGCAGAGGTAAAACTTAGACTTCCCCCAGTTTGACCCGTACCTGTATTAAATGAAAAGCTGCCGCCTGTCCCCGTTCCTAACGCAGTACCGCCAGTAAATTGAAGACCGCCCCCCGCGCCGTTAGTTGCGCTGGCGTTCTTGCCCAAAAGCCGCAAGGTGCCCGCAACCGTTGCCCCCGTAGGCGCAAGCGTCTCAATGGTGGTAGTTGCCCCCGCAGGGCCAACGGTGAAGGTGTTTGTGCCTGTGTCGTAGGTAAAGTTGGCGCTTGCCCCAAACGCGCCCGCGTTGTTGTACTGAACTTGGGTAGTAGACCCGGCGGGGGCGGTTACCGGCGGCGAGGCAAACGTACCATCAGCCCGCAAGAAGTTGGCGGTGCCACCGCCGCTTGCGGGAGCCAAGCCAGCCGTTGACGAGGTAAACACCGCGTTGACTGCTGAAGTATCAACTGGCGGTGGCCCGACTTGCAAATCAGACAATGAAAAAGTGTTAGAGCCGTCGCCGGTCAACGTAAATATGTTAATGAAAAACCGATACCACTCGCGCGACATCAAGCCGGTTTTTTCATCAATGATCGGCACCCGCAGCGCGGGAATCTGAGTGATATTGTTAGGCATTGGTGCCGCTCACTTGAAGTTCAGCGCCCATGATAGCGATCTTCACCGGGTCGGTGCCAGATACTTCGTACACCCGATCACGCAGCTTAAGCGTCATGCCCAAGCGCCGCCAGAACACACGGTGGCTGAACTGACCTATCTGGCCCATGTCGGCCCAATGCTCGTTGCTCCAAGTGTGCCCGCCATCGTCCGACCACCGCAGCATAACGCGGGGTTTCATCATCTCTGTTGTGTCTATTGCGTCAAGATAGTCAAGCCCGACGCCAGACTCGCAATCAAGTTGCAATGCATGGTGCGCGGTGCGCTTGAGGTCGTTTTGCCCGGTGGGGATCGCCCGCCAAGACCGCAACCACTTCTGAATCTCACCGTTGTCGGCATAGACATCCAAATCAAGCGCGTAAATGTTGCCGTTCTCGTAGTCGCCGACAATGATTGTGCCGCCAAAGTTGCATTGGCAGTTTGACCGATGCCGGGTGAATTCACCAGCCTCAAACCCGGCACGCTCATGCCATGCAGAGGTTGCTACGTCAAACACCCATGTCGCTTCCGCAAAACTCAGCACATAAAAGGCGTGGCCTTCTTGCTGGTATGTGTAGGCCACAGCCGTTGAGATGTCGGCGTACTGGGCGATGGCGTATTCGATGGCGTGCGTGCTGACGCGCTGCGCGTTATAGCCAGCGGTGCGGTAGACAATCCCTTGGCCGCGAGCGTCGGTGCCCAACCAGAACAACGAGTTGTCCAACTTGGCAACAGAATAGGCTGCAACGCAACCGACTTCAGAAAACGCGCCTTGAATTCTGGTCAACGGAAAGTCGGCCAACCCTGCGTCGTACCAAACTTCAACCGAATCAGCCCCAAACAACCACGCTTCGCGGTTGTTGATGTTGACGGCCACCAGCCCGTCAGGCGATCCTTCCGCGCTGGCAAAATCCAGCGGATCAACGCTAGTGCCTTCAAGAAGTTCAGTAACCCAAATTCGCTGGCCGCTTGGCTCGTTAAAGACAAAGTAGCCATCCAAGTAGCCGACCGTCTTCGCGCCAGGGAAATCTATGTCGGTGATCTGCTGGAAGACGTTGGTAACTTCGTTGTAGATGTAGCTCGGGCCGTTACAGGCAAAGAAAATCTGCGTGCCGTTGTCTGCAATTGACACGGGGCCAGTACCGGACACATCGCCCAGCTTGACCGGCGTGCCGGTAGTGGAGGTCAGTTTGTAGACCTCTGTGCCCGAGACAACGTAGAAATCTGAGCCGTTAGTTTGGTGCGCCCACAATGCGCGAATTGGGCCTGTGCCAACAGTCTGAAGAAACGCCAGACCAGGCGCTCGATTAAGGAACGCAGGCTCTTTGCCGCCTTCTGGGATCACTTCTGGAAAAAGATTCACCATGCGGTTTGCCGCAGCGTTGACGCTGCGAGCCACATAACTTGAGCCCAGAATAGGCGTGTGCATTAGTATGATCCAGCATAGACGTTGAAACGCTGCCTGGTTGCCACGATTGCGTAAGGCATTGACATCACATCATCAGGGTTGTTGATGCGCTTGAGGTTACGCTTGCTGGTCATCGCAATACGCTGAACCGTCTGCGATGGCTCAACGCCAAACTCAGGTGCAATCTCGCAGGCCAAGTTGTACTTGAAACACCGCAAGTAACCCGGCGGCATATAAATCTGCGTTGCCAGCGTTGCGGGCGCAGCCAGTTGTTGCACCGAAATAAAGTGCCACTCCAAATCCCGTGTAGGCTTGGGATAGATGGTCATGGTGATGTCGGGGTGCGTCATGTTGACGAAAATCACCTGCGGGTAGGTGCTCGTCACCGTCTTGACAGCAATACCGTTGTACTGCTGTTGATTGATAAACTTGATGCCAAACGACACGTTGGTGCCTGGGTCGCGGTAATACGTCGCGTCGTCCAACAGCACAGGCCGCACGCCAACAAAGTCACCCGTGGGGCCAAGCGTTCTCTGAATCACACCAGACGGCCAAGTAAACACTTGGTCAAGGGTGTTGTAGATCATTAGACGCTCGGTAGACCAAGAGTCAATCATCTGGTTTAGCGCCGCAAGCGCATCCTGAGATGCGTCGGGGGAGGTAGTCTCGCCTTCTGCCAGAACACCCAAAAGCCGCAACGCGGCGTTGATCTGATCTCCAGCAGTCGTCATGACTACCCCTCCTTTTTACGCCGCGCCGTGGATGACTGAGAAATTGATCACCACCGCCTCAGACTGCGAGGTAGCGGTAAAGTTTCGCAGCGTGATGACTGCGGAGCCAGCCGACAGACTGCTGACGTATACAGTATACGTCGTGGTGTCTGCTACCGAGCCACCTGACACGCACAGAATCAACACGTCGTTGGTGCTGATAGTAGTGTTGGTCAGCGTGAACGACACGGCGGTGTTGCCAGCCAGAGCAGCAGCGTTCATCGTGATGCGGCCAGCCGACTTACTCAGCGTGACGCCGGTAGACTTGCTGGTTGCTTGCGTAACCGTGCCCTGTGCTGCGGCGGCGTAGCCGATTTCGCTGGTTGCGTAGACAGTTGTGCCAACCACAGATGCTGGAGTGACAGCGCCGATAGTGCCGCCATCAATGTCTTGGTCGCTAAACGCAACGCCAATTGATTTGGTATTACCCATATCTAATCCTTTGAAAAATGGGGGCCGAAGCCCCCATGAGGTTAGGCAGTCCTGTAAACCGAATACGCGCCGTCGCCGGTCTTGCGGAACCGGAACATTCCGCTAGAGGTGATTGGGAGAGCCACCGTAGCGTTGCCGCCATCAGTAAAGCCCGTACCAGAACCCATAGCCAATGCGCCCGTACCCGACGAAGTGCCGATGTTGACCACAAACAGATCAAACGTGCTGCCAACCTTTGCGGATGAAACAACAGCGTCAATCAGCGTAGCCGCTGGCAGCGTGTAGGTCTGAGCAGCAGTTGCGCCCGAGCCCACCACCAAGATGCCAGAGGTCACTTGAGCCGCCGACAGAGTAGCGGTTGCAGCCGCCGACAAAGGCGTATTTTCGTAACCGAGAAGAACTTCGCCCAGATTGCCGCTACCAACTTGGTAACCGCCTGCGCCATTTGGAAAAGCCATGATATTTGCTCCTTAGAAAAAGTTTAACCCCAGATGCGGCAGGCCATCTGTGGACGAATGGTGCTGTAGCCGTACAGAACGTCAATACGGCAAGGCATACGGTCGTTGTTGATGTCGTACTGACGAACAACGCGCAGGCTGATACCGTTATGGGTCGCACGCGCAGCCATGTCAACACCTTGCGGCAGCAAGAGGTCAGCGGTAGCGAACGTGATGGCGTCCTTGTGATAGACCAGATTTTGAGCGAACTGCGTAGAAGCAGCGCCCAAGAAGGTTACGGTCTTGCTGTTACCGGGCAGCGTGTTGACGGTCGCTAGAGCGTGCGTAGCCGAGTAGATCGGAGCCACGGTCACATCAGCAGCGCCACCAGAAGCGGTAACACTAGCCAGAGCAACGAACTGCGCCAGCGAGCCGGTGGTTTCACGGGTTTGCGGGTTGACAGCAAAGCAATCAGCCACCGTGAACACATCGCCAGCCAGAACGGTGTTCGTGCTGCCCAGACCCGTCAGGGAGATGGTCGTAGCGCCTTCAGCAGTCACAGCAGCCGAGGTGGTGCCGTTCGTGCGTGAGCCGGTGGTGTGCTGCTTGATCGACTGAGACATATTGACTTCATCGAAGCCCAGCACGCCGGTGCCCATCATGCCGTTGCGGAACTGCTTGCTGACCGTATCGGTTGGGTTGAACAAGCCCTTCATGCCCTCGACCAAGGCGGCGTTGGCCGCAGGGTTGACGGTAGCGTAACGTGGCGACATAACCGCTGCGTTCTCGTTAAGCTTCTGTTGCGCTTGCAGCAGAACCAGCGAGGTGCCGGGGGTCGTGCCCGGGGTGCCGACGCTGTTGCCGATGGTCTTGTAGGCGTTAGCCACATCAGCGTCGATGCTGGAGGCCAACTGGCTAATACGAGGCTTCAGCACGCGGTCTGCAAAGTCGTCAAGCTGCATCGTCAGTTCGGCGCTGGTGAAGTTCACGCCGATGTGCTTTTGGTTGCTCACAGACAGGGTGGTGAACTGCTCGTTGTCGTCCTGAACTTGCAGGGCAGCCCCGTCCGTTACCAGAGCGCGGTCTGGCAGGCGGATACGCAGGGTCGAGCCGATCTTGGCACCTTCAACAGCAAAGCTGTCGTCGTACTGACGGTTCACGTTACGGGTAAGAACAAGGTTGTTTTCGAGAATCTCAAGCGCCTTGCGCGTGATCATGTCGATGGTAAGAATCGAATTAGCCACAATAATTTCCTTATGAAGTTAGTAACGGTTACGCTCAAGTTTCTTCATCTGCCTAGCCCTGTCAGCAATGATCCACTCGCTTGCGCTCATGGTCTTTACTGATCGAGGATCGGTAGTGTCGTAACTAGGCGCACCAGAAGAACGTGCGGTAACCGGCGCAATCGGGGTTGGTGCGCTGGTCGTTTTCTTGACAACGGGATTATCAGCCAATTTGGCTTCAAGTTTCCCGATTTCTTTGGCCTGCAAGATAGGCTGCAACTTGGAAATACGATCTGCCTCTTTGGGGTTTGCCCCCAAGAAATAAGCCACATCAGGGCCAATTTCAGATGCTTGGATTGACTGAGCCATTACTTCAGTAATCCGAAGGTTGGGGTTGTACGCAACTTGCTCGAAGTCCTCGTACTTGTCCCGTGCTTCTTCTTCCCTGTCGCGGTAGCTCTCAAGAGTTTCTGACTGCTGTTTTTGCACCTCACGTTCACGGATAATCTGCTCGGCCTTTTGATAGGCCAACGCCTCGGCGTAAGCCTCTGGCGTGTCAGCGTTTTCCGGTAACGGGGTAGGTGCCTGCTTTGCAGCAAACTCTCGTCCCATCTTGCGGCGTTCTCTTGCGAGACGCTTGCCGAATTCAGCGTTCAGTTCTTCCTGCGTGAACAGTTTCTCTGAGGGCGCTTCATCAGCTACTTCCGGCGTTTGGTCTTCTGGCTCAGGCGCTGCCGTAGCCACCTGTTCCGGCGCGGGTACTTCCGCTACTACTTCTACTTCTTCAGTCATTGCTTGAATCCTAAGATTCCCTGGTCAACGGGCCAGTACGGTTAAAGGTTAATTGATGCTACTTTGTCTTGGAGCGCCTTGATGCGTGCATCCAACGCAGCGCGGTCAGCGTCCAACTTGGCCTGTGCGGCAAACACGGCAGCGTCCTTGGCATCCAAGGCGTCTTGCTGCGTTTGCACTTGCGTTTCCCGCAGGCTCAGCGCTTTGTCGCGGGCACTAAACGTAGCCGTTGTATCAGCCTCGCGGGCGTTCAGTTCAACCTCGCGGGTGTCTTGCACCTTTTTCTTTGCCACCGCTTCAGCGTTTTTGACCTTGGCATCAGCCAAAAGTGCAGCAGCTTCAGTCTTAGCAACTTCCAGCGCCGCCGCAGCGTCGGCCTTCAGCTTCACGGTGTCTGCCGCTGCTGACAACGCGCCTTGGCGGATAGCCAGTTCATCGCGCAGCGCAGCCATAGCCGCAAGGTCTTTAGGCATCTGCGTCGTAAAGTACGACAGATAATCGGTGCCTGGGGTGTCGTTGGTGATGTTCATGTGGCCCCCTTATGCGTAGTAACTGACGTTGAGTTTGGCGCTGGCCGTCTGCTCAATAAACCGAATCTTGGTCAGATCGCCATCGTACTGAAGCGTCACGCCAGCCGCCAACGGCATACCAACTGAGGCAGTCGGGGCAACATCATCGTCACGCCACCGGACTGCTTGAGTCTCAGCGGTGATGATGGCAATGCTGGGCTTGCACGACAAGCCGTTAAGGTCAGTCACCGGCACGGTGAGCGCAGTCGATGCGGTCAAAGAGGTGATCTGCTGGTAGCCTAGCCGCGTGGTGACAGCTTTGAGAGTAAGAGCCATTAAAATCTCCGTTCAGTAAACGATCTAATCTCGATCAAAGTCTGCACAAACCCCGGTGTCGGCGGCGCTCCCGAATTGGTTGCGGTCATGGCAACATTGATGCCATCAAGCGCAAACGCAATCGTAGCGATATGCCCCGATACTATAGCACCATCAAACGAAATGCCGTCAAGGATGACCGCTAGGGTGGCGGTAATTGCGTTGCCGTTAGTGGCCGTGGCAGCAAAAGCAATGCCATCTAAAGTGACCGCAAGAGTGGCGGTTAGACTCGCGTTGCCAGCTACTGCTTGCGCCGCAATAGGGCGGCTTGCAACAGGCCAAAAGCCTAACATTTAAACCTCAGGCCAATCGGCTCGCATATCGTAAGCAACCACATCTGCAATAGTCGTCATGGCGTCAATGGTGTCTCGGTGCATCCCTGACACGCCAGCAATCTGGGCCTCAAGCGTGGACAGTTGCTGGGCCTTCTCCAGCACCAGAGTCACCAACGCAGCCTCGGTGATCCCGCGATAGCCAGCCTCCAGCGTCAGCATCGGGCCACCGCCATTATTGGCCTCATCAAGTTTGATGGGCCAACTGGACATCTCAGCAGGTGAGGTGCCTGCGGTGATCTGGTCACGCATGGACGCTGCTGCCATCTCGACCACAGCGAAGCGGTTGGCTTGTGCTTCTGCAAGCGTTGCAAACTCAATGTCGGGGCCGTTGACGAACTGATTGTCTTGGTAGTTAATCATCACAACCACCACAGCATAATCTGGCCGTTACCACCGATGCCACCAGCACCACCGGTTGTGCCAGCACCACCGCCCCCGCCGCCGCAGCCAATGGCCCCGCGCCCACCCGCGCCACCGACGCCAGCAAAGTTACTGCCGCCGCCTGAGCCACCAAAGCCGCTCATGGTGCTATTGATGATCCAGCCGTTATTGCCAGCACCACCCAACACCACGCCGCCAGCCAATGTGTAGACATAAACACTTGTGTAGGTAACTGGGCCACCGGCTGCGTTCAAGGCTGCGGTGCAGCCGCCACCACCCGCCCCGCCGGTTGTTGTTGGAAGAAAGTTGGTGGTGACCGTAGCCCCTGCTGTTCCTGTATTGGCCCCGCCAGCACCACCTGCGGTTGGGCCAGCCAATACCAAACCAAGTGACGGCCAAAGTGTTGAACCAGCAGCCGCCGTAGCACCAGCCGCGCCGCCGCCTGCTGCACCTGCGCCGCCAGCACTTCCTTGGTTTGAAGTTATCAGCGCACCCGCGTTTATGGAAATGTCGCTGTTTATAAAAATTGCGGAGGCTTCAGCAGTGCCGCCGGAGCCTACTTTGTAGTAAAGAACGCCATTAAACACGCTGGCGGGGATTAGGGCTCGCCCAACGCCGCCCGAACCACCGCCACCGCCACCGCCCCCCGGAGCAGCGGATTGCCCAACACCGCCATTACCACCGGGGCCAATGATGGTTGCATAGACAAACTTGGCTGACTTGGGGATAGCCACCGAGCCAATACGGGCGCTACCTTGCGGCTGCAAGATGATGGGCTTTACCCCCGTCTGGGCAAATCCTTGGAAATCCATCAGTAATTTCCGCCCACGCCCGTTGCTTGCCAGCCAGCGGCCACCGTTGTACCAAGCGCAAAGTTAATTTTGTAACCCGCAGGGATAGCAAAGTTGATTGGTACAGACAATTCTTGAAGCGACGTATTTGCCGATGCTGTTGTCGCAGGAAGTGTGACTTCAGCAATCAGGAAATTGTTTGCTGCGGTGGCGTTAGTGCTGCCGTTATTGATCCAAAACCTTCCAACAGACGCTACGTTAGTTCCTAGTGGTTTGAGTTTGATAAACCCCACGAAACTGCCGCTTGCGCCTGCGGTAAAGCAAGTCCCTACAGTTCCCGTGCCGTCATAGACGTTATTGGCTGTTGTTTCGGTATCTGCCGAGATATTCGGCGTGGTGGTGTATTGCGGGTCAAGTGCCATCTCAAGTTACTCCAAAGTTGCCAGCGGCCAGCAGCCTCGCCGTGCCGCTGCGGGTGTTTTTCAAGGCCCGAGCCGAAGGCGTCAGGAAGACGTTGACGGTGGTGGTGAACGTCACCCGTGAGCCGGTGCTGCTGCCGCTGATCTCGCCGCGCGTGAGAGTTGTGCCGTTCCACGTTGCATCACACACCTCCCAATCGCCGGGGGTGGTTGACTCGATGGCGATGGTCACCACCGAGCCTGTCGTGACGCCAGACGCAAAGGTCTGGTAGCCAGCAACAGAACCGCTGGGCGTGACTGCACCGCTGCCGGGGTTGGCGGCGGTCTGCGATACGCGATCAGCTACGAAACTCAAGAGTTGCCCTCTGTAATCGTGGCAGAAGTGACAGTAATCGTGTCGCTGATGGCAATCGTTGTGTTGGTGATGTTGATGTTGCTGGCCGATACGCCGACCGTCAAACCCTCAATCACTATCGTCGTGCCGTCTGACTTGTAGATGCGAGCAATTGCCGCCGTGCCAGCAGCACTTGCAGTCCCTGCCGAGATAGCGTTCAGAGTCAACACACCGCCAGACGCAGCAGCAGCAAAAGCAGACGCGCTACAAATGCACTCAACCAGTTGCGAAGCGTAGGCGGCGGTGTAAATCCGCAGCTTGGCGCTGGTGCCAGCAAAAGTGGTGATCTGGTCAGCGCGGTTGTTCCGCAGCGTGGTGTTAAGTGTGATTGCCATGTTTTATGCCAAAAACCTAAGCTTGTAGAGCGTGCTGAGATACAGCGCAACAATCTCATCAATGATGTTCTGAATAGCGGTGTCTGACTTGTCGCAAACCTCGTACCGCATTTTTTCTATCTCATCAAGCTGGCCTTGCAGAAAATCTGTAATGTTCGCGGTTTTTTTATTCGCCGGAACAGCAATCTGCCCAATCAAGCCGTGTCTGCCGGAGTACGCCTCCGCAAACGAGTCTGCTAGGTCGATGATCTCATCGTAGAACGTGTTCAGCGCCATGTGCTTGCTGAACGAGCGGGTGTTGAGATGGGTGCTGTGCGCTACATTCCGGCCAAGGAACAGCAGGCCGACAAACTGACAGGCGTTCATTGCTGGAACCCTTCCATTGGCATTTCTTCCATAGGCATTTCTTGCTCCATACCTTCCATAGGCATCTCTTCTATCGGCATTTCCTGCCCAGGCATCTCAGAGATCAAGTCGCCTGATGTAATCATGCCCGCAATGGTGCCTTGCACAATATCTTGAATCTGCTCAAAAGTCATGCCAGCCTGCACGGCAGAGATGCGCTTGGTCTCGGCCTCGAACGCCTTGATCTTGGCTTCGTAGTCCTTGCGCTCTTGCTCTTGCACCTCGATGGACTTGCCGACGTTTTGCAGCATCTGGTGCATCTGCTCCATCTCCTGCCCCATCGCCTCCATCTGCTGCTGGGCAGCGGCAAGCGCAGGATTGTCATCGCCATCGTCCATCAGTTTCGGATCAATGGTCTTGGCAAAGCGTTTCGCCATCTCCTGCGCCCCAGGCCAATCCATGTTCTTGACGAACAGATCGCCAGCCACAGCCCACAATTCTGGGTTGGCTTGCAGCATCTGACCCATAGCCTCCAGCGACTCTTGGCGCTTGGTTGCGTAGCCGGGGCCGGTCACAGCCACCACATCGTACTTGCCAACGCTCAGATTGTAGATTTTCTCAATCACAATGCCTGATTGGTCAACGATCTTGTTGACCGGCTGCTGCTGGTCAGGGTTGACCTTGACCATCTTGGTGTCGCCGTCTTCACCAATGATCCGAGCCACGCGCTGCGTGTCGTAAATCTTGGGGATCAAGTCCACCAGTTGCCGAGCGACGTTTCGCACGCTGCGGGCCAAGTTGTCGCCGTAGTGATACGTCCCAACGTCGCCCTCGCGCTGGCGGGCCAGAATAGCCTTGCCAGAACGCTCGTTAGAACCCATGCCCAACGAGGCGTTGTACTGCCCCGTGGTTGATTTGATGTCCTCAGACGCGCCTGCCTTGGCCTGCAACAGTCCAGATGACGCCATAGGTGGTTGGGCGCGCTGTGGAAGCGGCAAAACAGCGCCCTGACCGTCAGTTACGTCTGGATTGACCTCCAAATACGGCCAGTTTTGCGTGTTGGCGGTCTTCCATTGAGTTTCGTACCCCTCAAACTGCCCGCCGTACCCAATAAACGGCGCTTTCGGGGCCAAAGCCAGCATTTCTGCCTCTTGGCTAACCCAATAGTTGTACATCCGCTGTGCGTCCTTGGCATTTCGCACCAATCCGCTCACATACAGACGTCCATCAACCTCGTATTCGTTGCCAACCACCCGAATGACCGGAATACA